CGGGTGTACTGACAACGCTCAAGTCGCTGAATGAGACGCTTGCAACGATCCGCGAATCAGGCGCAAACGCTGGGAGCTTGGCTTCCTTGCTAGGTCAGTACGACGAAGTTCAACAGAAAATCCAAGAGGTAGAGAAAAGCAAAGCAGGTGTTTTATCCGTAAAAGAATCCATGCAGGTTCAGGTTGCTAAGAGGCAAGCGGAAACATTCCATACGCAGTTAAAAGACGCGATGCTGATGTCTGGGCAAGCGCAGCAGTACAGTGAGATCATTAAACGGATTGAAGACAGCAAGTCCGCGCATGAGGCGGCAGTCCGTCAATTAAAGGTAGCAAAGGCTAGGCGGAGAAAACAACTAAAGGAGCTTGGGACGGGCACATTAGCCGCCTTTTTTACGTGGTGTCTAGTCATGGCCGCAATCTACGTCTATATAAAATTATGAACGCTAAAAAGCTAGAACCAGAATCTGAATACGCGGACTACGACACTGATGGTAATGGTGTGGTATCAGATAGCGAGCTTGAGACGAGCAAAGAGCTTCAACGTCTGCGGCTACAATCTGAGCGAGCCGACGCCCAGAAAACCATGGCTTGGTTCAGTCTCTGGGGCATGCTGTTGTATCCCAGTCTCGTTGTTTGTTCAGCGTGGGTGGGATTAGAACAAGCGGCAAGCATATTGGGCGACATGGCGTCGGTCTATTTTGTTTCGGTAGCTGGTATTTTGGCGGCATTCTTTGGCGCACAGGCTTGGTCAAACAGGAATAGCAAATGAGCATTGTCAACGCATTGATAGGCCCGGTGTCTGGCTTGCTCGATAAATTTATCGAGGATAAAGATCAGAAAAATGCTTTGGCCCATGAGATCGCGACGATGTCGGAGCGACATGCTCACGAAGCACTAAAAGGCCAGTTGGAGATCAACAAAGTTGAGGCTGCTCACAAGTCGCTATTTGTGGCTGGATGGCGTCCCTTTATTGGTTGGACGTGCGGATTTGGGCTAGCGTATAACGTCATTATTAGCCAAGTGCTGGCTATATGGTTTGATGTGCCGGAGGTTGATAGCTCGTTGTTGATGCCGGTAATGACGGGATTGTTGGGCCTTGGGGCAATGAGATCGTACGAAAAAACCAAAGGGGTCAGTAGAGAGAAATGAGTAAGCTCGTTGAAATGCTGAGGCTACATGAGGGCGTTCGCTACAAAGTTTATCTGTGCAGCGAAGGCTATGAGACGATTGGCGTGGGCCGAAACATCTCAGAAGGTGGTTTAGGTTTAAGCAAGGACGAAGTCGATTTCCTTTTAACCAATGACATCAAGCGAGTGCAAGATGAACTAGCACGGAACTACCCGTGGTTTGCGCGACTTGATGAAGTTCGACGTGACGCGATAATTGATATTGCCTTCAATCTTGGTCTGACCAGACTGCGGGGCTTTGTAAATGCGCTGGCGGCTATGTCACGTAGTCAGTATGAGATCGCCGCTGATGAATTCATGGACAGTCGGTGGTCCCAGCAAGTTGGTAACCGAGCCGTAGAAGTCACAGAAATGATCCGTACAGGCGAATATCAATAAGATGTCTGAACTATCGCTGAAAGATTTTGAAATCCTTAGTGAGCAAGATCAGAACGAAGCCCTCGCACTGCTATCTCGATATGACCAGATGGAAGTGCAGGACAAGTGTCAGGGCGACTTTATCGAGTTCGTTAAACATATGTGGCCTGAATGCATTCTTGGCCGTCACCATAAAATTATTGGTGACAAATTCAACCGAATAGCGCAAGGCAAGCTGAAGCGTTTAATTGTGTGCCTGCCCCCTCGTCACTCTAAATCAGAATTTGCATCCACGTTCTTTCCTGCTTGGATGATGGGCCGTCGTGGCGATTTGAAAATTATCCAAACTACGCACACCGCAGAGTTGGCGGTGAGGTTTGGTAGAAAGGTGCGAAACCTCATCGACTCTGACGACTACTCGCAAATTTTTCCAGAACTTAAACTTGAGGCTGACAACAAGTCGGCTGGCCGCTGGACCACCAACCAAGAGGGAGAATCGTTTTACGCGGGTGTTGGCGGAGCAATTACGGGTCGTGGTGCCGACCTTCTTATTATCGATGACCCGCACTCAGAACAAGACGCACTGTCGCCAACGGCGATGGAGGCGGCTTACGAATGGTATACGTCTGGACCCCGGCAACGGTTGCAGCCGGGCGGCATTATTATCATCGTGATGACCCGTTGGAGCACGAAAGACCTCGTTGGCAAGGTGCTCAAAAAACAAGGCGACGATCACGCCGATCAATGGGAGGTCGTTGAGTTCCCGGCAATCATGCCCGAATCAGACACCCCGTTGTGGCCTGAATTTTGGAAGAAAGAGGAATTGCTGTCCGTCAAGGCATCATTGCCGATTAGCAAATGGAACAGCCAGTGGATGCAAAACCCCACCGCCGAAGCCGGTTCTATTGTCAAACGTGAGTGGTGGCGTAAGTGGGAGCCAGACTGGGTACCTGCCTACAACTATGTCATTCAATCGTATGACACCGCTTTCAGTAAAAAAGAGACCGCCGACTATTCTGCGATCACTACATGGGCCATTTTCCAGACCCCCGACGAAGACATCGAGGCAATTATTCTGCTCGACGCAAAGCGCGTGCGGATGGACTTTCCGGAGCTAAAGCGGCTGGCGTACGAAGAGTACAAATACTGGGAGCCGGATTGCATTTTGATCGAGGCGAAAGCCAGCGGTACGCCGTTGACGCAGGAGCTGCGGCGCATGGGCATACCTGTGACGAGCTATACTCCGTCGAGGGGGCAGGATAAGATCGCAAGAATGAATTCTGTCGCGCCAATTTTTGAAAGCGGCATGGTATGGGCGCCCGACGAAACATTTGCAGAAGAGGTCATTGAGGAAATGGCGAGTTTCCCATTTGGCGACAATGATGACTTTTGCGACAGCTCCACCATGGCCTTAATGCGGTTTCGGCAAGGCGGTTTTTTGAATTTGCAGGATGACTACCCCGAAGAGGTAGAGCTGCTGCGACCAAATAGGCAGGTGTACTACTGATGGCGATAGAGAAAGCGGGGCTTGGCACAGAGAATGATCCCGACGTGATGCCGATGGGCAACGCGATGGAAATCGAGCCTGAGATGACGCGCAACGAAGAAATTCGCAATGCTGCACAAATCTTGGTGGCCGAGGAAGGCATCCTGATTGATGCCGAAATTGATGCAGTTGAAGAAGGTCCGATTGTGGCGGATTTCAACAGCAATCTCGTTGAGATGATTGATGATAGCGATCTTTCTAAGCTGGCGGACGACGTGTTGTCGTCTATCAAAGCTGACAAAGAAAGCCGTAGTGAGTGGGAAAAAACGTATACGGATGGCTTGAAATATCTCGGCATGAAGTTCGATGATTCTCGCAGCCAACCTTTCGAGGGGTCAACTGGCGTTATTCACCCGATCCTTGCTGAGTCTGTTACGCAGTTTCAGGCGCAAGCATACAAAGAATTATTACCGGCCAAAGGTCCGGTCAAGACTGAAATTGTTGGCGTCCGCACGCCAGAGGTCGAAATGCAGGCGGGTCGCGTTCAAGACTTTATGAACTACTACATTACAAATGTAATGGAGGAATACGACCCCGAGCTGGATATGCTGCTGTTTTATTTGCCGCTGGCTGGATCCGCGTTCAAAAAAGTCTACTACGACACAAGCATGAACAAGGCGATGAGCAAATTCATCGAGCCGCAAGATTTGATTGTGCCCTACGAGTCTGCCGACCTGTTCACCGCAGAGCGCGTGACGCATGTTCTAAACATGAGCCGAAACGAAATCAAAAAGCAACAGCTCAGCGGTTTTTATGCAGATATTGATTTGAAAGGCGGCTCGGTCAATTTGCAGCGGAGCGATATTGAAGAGCAGATTGACGAGATCGAAGGCATGGAGCCTTCGTATCAAGAAGACCGAGACCACGTTGTCTTTGAGACGCACACCATCCTCGACATACCCGGCTTTGAGGATATGGGCGAAGACGGTGAGCCGACTGGTTTGAAATTGCCGTATATCGTGACGATAGACGAGCAGAGCCAGAAGGTTCTGTCGATCAGGCGCAAC